CTGCCTCTCTTATATCCTTCATTAAAGGCTTTGGCTTTGGCTGAAGTCCAAAGAGCCCATAAGTAAAGGCCGAGAAATGGAACGCCAACTGTTATTGCAAAGACTTGGGTATCAGACAAATTAGGAAACATCTGCACTCACCCCATATTTATCTAACCAATATGCAGAGATTTCAGCCTTAGATAAACGACCTCTCAGCTGCTTTTTACCCATCCGCTCTTTAGCAAATCGTCTGATTATTGATCCCTTGACCCAATTTCTCTCATCAGTCCAAGCCCCTGCTTGAGAATCAAATCGAATAAGAGTTACTTTATTTATCATTATGCTCCCGTTCTGTAATCCGTAAATGGATTAACGGGTTAAATGTATTTGCTCAAATCTATTTAGACAAGCAAGAGCTCGGCGTGTTGAATATCTAGAAAGCCACATAGCTTCTCAAGGCTATGGCCGTTGGCATAGTCGGTCTTTGCTGGCAATACCTTAAGAACCCACTCAGGCTCGGCTAGAGCCCCTAAGTTGAACTGGTAGATACCCTTTGGTGTTGCATTGATATAAAGCGTCCTAGAGCCTGTCCTAGCCCTTATATCGGCCAGATAATCCCACTTCTTCTTCTCAATCAATAGGCGGTCATAATGCGTTCGCCGACACTTCATCTCAATATATGAGTCGTGCGTTATGCCATCAGCTCGGTCGGTCGCTGATAAAGGCGTCAAGTCTGGGTAAAGCGACTTGAGAGCCTCAAAGAGCTCAACCTCTCTGAAATAGATCAGTTATCTTCCTCGCCATCTTCCCAACCAATTTTCTTTATTGGGTCATCGGCTGGCACTATCCAATCAGGATAAGAACTACGATCCATAGCAAAAGCAAGTGAAGTTCCTTCATCCATACCAGCTCTGCGACAAGCTTTATAAACTTCATTGGCAGCAATAGCCCAAAAATCAAGCTTAGTTAATGGCGTCTCTTTAGTAGTGCGCCGTCTCTTAGGCCGCTTCTTACTTACGCGCTTTCGTGTTGCCACCTCTAGCCCCTTTCGCTAGAGCCAATTCTAACCGAGTCTCTAATTTATCTAGGCGCGACACTATGGGCAGGTTCTCAAGTTTTATTATGTAGCGAAGGCCAGCAATCATCAGTCCTATTGATCCTAGGACTGATGCAATAAAGCCAGCAACGCTTGTCGCTTCCATTACCGAACGCGTCCATAACGCTCATAGTTAGGGTTAAGCCAGTTGATAATGCTAGGCAAGACTGAGACTAGAGCTGCATTTGCAATTGCATTGACATCTAGCCCGACTGCTAGATAGGTCGCTAGCGCCGTTGCTAGGAATGTCTTTGCCCAGCTCTCTGCCATTTTCTTTAAGTCGCTCATTAGCTTCTCCTTCGAGGTTAAAATAACTGCCATCTTTGTCTCCCAAAGTTGTGAATGAAATATGGAAATGCGACCGATGAGGGTTAGCGCCTTTGTAGGCTCTGCGCTTCCAACCCAGTATCGGACTCATAATCTTTCCATCGTAGATTATGTATTTAATTCGCTTATCGCCTTTCTTGGCTAACTTGCGAATCTTCTCAACTAGCGCGTAAGCCTCTTCTTTGTGAGCTAATAAATCAGCATCAATATCTAAAGCTCTTACAATTCCATCGATTGGTATATGGTCAGAACTGCCTTTAGCAAGGTGGCGAGCGTCAGCAATCCAGCCATCAGACTTCCTATCGCGATCAGGATAGTCGTCATCGATTTGCTCCCGAAGCTGAATACCTGCTGCGCATAGTTTCGCCATTATCTTTATAGATTGTGCTATAAAACAAGGGCTTTAAGATCATCGGCGGTTAAGCCAAGCGCGACCAATTTAGATTCGGCTGTTGCTTTTTTGGCCGCCTTGTCCAATTTTGCTTCTTCTTCATCAGCCTTAAGTTGCTCAATAGCTTCGTTAATTTCTGCCTGAGTAGGTGCATCACCTTTAATCACATTAAATTCAACTGTTGAGTAATCATCATTAGTATATGAGAATTCAGCATTAGGTTTTAATTTTCTAATAGCTTCGCTTAAATAATTCATTATGCACCAATTTCTAGAAGTGTAATTGAGGACGGGTCTGAATCCCTTTGAAATTTTACATCTGCTCCTGCAAAGCCTAATCCTGCTTGTATTTTGTAAGTAGTTGCAGAGGTTGTGCTAGGTGAATCTAAGAAAACAATACTAGGGTTTGTAATAAACTCAACTGTGTTAACGCTGGTGCTTGCATACCATACACCAGCGCCATCGGATGCCCTATTAAAAATTGATGTAGCGCCTCTAAGTAATTGCCATTTTGCGGCTACTGCATTAGTGCCGCTAATAAACATTTTTGCTGATACTAAAACAAGTATTTTTGAAGTTGCTGAGCTTGGAGTAATTGTTGCGCTTATGTTGGCATCTGTGTAAGTTGATGTGCTAATTGTTGTCGAAGTTGTTGATACTGCTGAAACAACCTGCAACACCTTGCCACCACCAGCAGGCGTAGCCCAGCTTGGAACTCCAGATGCAACTGTAAGCACCTGACCAGTTGATCCAATAGGTAATGCAGTATTCACATTAGAAGTTGCCGAGCGATAAGCAAGTGCGCCAGTTGTTGTCTGTGGGTTTAAGTTCTTTGTCGTTGTATCGACTGAGCTTCCCAATGTGCGAATTGCAGCTGCGCCATCCTTAACTAAATCAGTATCATCTGGGGTATCCCAGCCATAATTAGTAGTCGTTGCCATTTAGTCTCCTATGCCACAATTGTAGCGTTATACCATTCCAGTAATGGATTTATTGTATTCCAACTCTCTACCGCTGGGACTGAGTTCCAACGAAAGGCTTGCAGGCTGAAAGCTATAGGCGATAGGTTCATCGTCAGGTCTAGTCGATTAAGACCTGCAGTCCAAGTCCAACCTTCAACAAATCCCTGAAACTCGCCATCGGTCATATTAAGTGGCAGATTAGTAATATTCAAGGGCATACCCATAAATACATTTAGAAGGCTATCTCGGTCGGCATTGTCAATTTCTGGATTAGCCGTAGTAAAGGTTATCTGCCGTAGGGCAAATTGAGGATAGGCGCGAATAAGTAGATAGAAGGCTGCTTGGGCTTCGGCGTCAGCTTGATGCCTAAGAGTCGTAGATATTGTGGTAGCTAGTTGGCCGTAAAGGGATATAGAGGCTGCATCCTCATCATCTACCGATGCGCTGCCAATGCCATAGCCAACTGTAATTGCGTTGCGGACATCTCCAGCGCGCTTGACTATTGAAAGAGCTGGGCCAATGGCGTGATTGCCATCAAGATCAACATAGCCGTTAGTCGCCAGATATTGGCTGCGGTGTGTTGAATCGGCGTATCCTATACGGCCTTGAGCATCCTCGTATAAATAACCTAATCCGCTAGTGGCATACCTTGAAGCTAAATTATAAACTGTGTCATTGAGGCCAGTTTCAGAGTGCAGCTCATAATCACCAGGAGTATCTATCTCACCTAATCCGCTATTTTCTGCATCCTGCCATTGCGTAGTTGCGTCATAACCATTCCAAGTCTCGGCGGCTGGCACTTCATTCCATTGGTCAAATAATACGCCGCTAAGTAATTCCTCAATGCGGTCTCCATCAAATTGATGGGCAAAGTTGCCAGTATAAACTGCCCTAGCAAGTCGCGCTAGAGCTCCTACTGCAACGATTCTAATTTGCTGGCTCGTAGCTGTTGATCCTGAAGTTTGGACTGTAATGCCTAAGTCAGTAATAAAGCCGCCAAAGAGATTGACATAAGCGCTAGTAGAATCTTGGACTTCTATTGTCACTGCATCATTTACTTCATAAGGAACTGACGCTTCAGCTGTCTCTATAAGACTTAGATTGCAATAACCAGCGATAGGCTGTTGATAAATATCAGTGCGACCAGAGGTAATGGTTAAACCGCTAAGAGTGGCGCTAGTGACTGTAACGCCATCTACCTTAACTCTATAAACTGGATTCCAGAGGGTCATTCTGCTACTAGGCCGCCAAGGATAGCGCCTCCACCGCCGTTGCGAGCATTGCTATTATTTAAAGCTAAAACTACGGCTCTAGTAAATCCTTCTTCATCTATTGCACTTGGCGCATTGACATTAATAATCACATTGCCGAACTCATCTCCGCGTCTAGCAGCTGCAACATCAAAGCCAGAAGATATAGCTTTACCACTTGGATTTAATCCAGAAGGGAATTCAGGCAATGTGCCTGTTACAACTGGAGGAACTATTTTAACTGGAGGCAGACCGCCGCTTATACCGCTGCCAACCGGACCGCCGCCGCTAGTAAAGCCTGATGGAAAACTAGATGATGAAACTGTGTTGCTTCCATTGCCTCCAGCTGCATTTGCTTTATCATCAAATAATTCAGTCGCGGCAATAATCGCGCCAACTACGGCTGCACCAGTTGCTAAACCAGCCAACGGATTTAAGGCAAATCTTGAAGCGATGGCAGCGGCTACTGCGCTATTTCTTAATGCGTTATAAGCTGTAACTAAAAGTCCAATTAACGCAATAGTTGCTTGAACTCCAGCTGCTATTTTTGACACTACGAATACTGTTGCTATAACACCTGCAACAATCATAAGCTCATCCTTAAGATCAATAACTGTAGCGATAAATCCTCTAACCTTCTTACCCCATTCAACTGCCGTTTTCTGGCTTTCAGTCAGAGATTCGTTGAGACTATCTTTTCCAGTAAGTCCAGCAATGAATCCATTTAAGGCTGGGATAAAGTTAGCTAAAATCCAAGTCGTCAATTCTTGCACTACGGGCAGTAATGCAGCGCCAATTGATTCTGTTGCTTCATCTAAAGCAATTTTGACTCGCTCTATTTGTTTTTCAGTTGATTGTGCCTCATTAGCCGCAAAGCCCCCAAAGGTTTTTGTAAGATCATTAAAAACTAAGTCAAAGTCTTTTGATTTTATTATTGATTGATCTAAGCCCAACCCTAATCTTCCAAGAGCGTTCAAATTTCCATCATAAGCTTTGCCTAAAGCATTAGCTACTGCTTCTAATGGTTTGCCTGTTGCAGATGCTATATCCAAAGATAAATTTAGTAATTTTTGCGCTTCTTCTACATCCTTTGTTGATCTTACTAATCTTGAAAAGGCAGGGCGCAATTGGTCATCCGTAACGCCAATAGCTACTGAAGTTATACTTATGTATTCTTCAACGCCAGCAATTTGCTTTGCAGTTGCCTTTGTAGTGTTTTCTATTGTCTGTGCTAATGTCCTTTGAGCTGCCTCATCTTTGGCAGCATTTTCGATTGCAACCTTTGCAAATGCCCCAATAGCTGCTCCAGCAGAAGCAAATGCAGCAGCTGCCTTTATGCCAAATTCCTTGGCTCTATCTCCAATTGAATCAATATCTTTAGAGCCAGCAGATAATTTCTTTTGAAAGTCAGCTGTATCTGCTAAAAGCTTGAGCGTTAAGGCTCTTGAATCAGATGCCATTGATGCCCCACTTATCTAATATTTTATTAAATGCTTTGGTCCATTGTGCCACAATATTCTTCTGTTCTTGGCGTAAGGTCGGATAAATAAACCATCCGCGAGAGCCGCGCCCTTGTCTGCCAGAGTAGGCAGGAAATTGCTTAAATTTATTAGAGCCAAATTCAAAGCCAGCCCAAAGCATTTGAGTATTAGCTCCACCGCTAAATC